CCAAATCCAGTGGGAGTCTCATCCAACGCAGGCTGGCCGCCCGAGCTCAAAGGACCGTCGGTTGTGGTAGTGATACCATAACTGCCGGGTTCACCGCCTTCGGTAGGCAGGATATAGAACTTGACATTGTCATAGCCACTGAGTGGCACTTCTTCGTAGCTTTGTGCTAGGATAGCATCATTGAGAGCCAGATCTTTGGGTCTGGTGCTTTGCTTGTCGCCCACAGTGTTGGGAGTGACCACTTGCCAGTAAGCTGTATTTGTTATGTCAGTGCCTGGCGGAACGTTTTGAGTGGCCTGGTAGTAAGTACCACCGTTGTTGACTATTTCATTTGCAGGATAAAAATTGCCTGGATCCCAAATGTTTTCTGGCATGAATGGTTCATCAATAATCTGACTGAATTCTTGGGCATTGACCATGGGCGTGGCTTTGATGCGCCATAAATGAGGTTGCCAGGTCTGACTGAATCCCTCACTGGCAAAATTTGCATCCTGAATCACATAGTATCTGGCCAGGCTCTTGACCAAGGTAGTGTCCAAGGGATGATAATCTCGCAAATTGGGCACTTCTATAACATCGCCACTCATGAGTTTGCGACCAAACGTGTCAATCATGTCGTTGTAGTGGAAGGTGATGAACAAAGTATCACCGTTTAAAAACAAGCCAAACTGGGTAAGATCAAAATCTATGTCTTGCGTACGATATACACCACGCATGACAAACACATCAGGAGCATATACTCTATCGCGATTTTCCAACAACAATAGGTCTTGGATAAAAAGCGGATCGGTTGAAGGATAGTTGGGCAGGGTAGCATCATTGTTGCCGTTGTCTTGTCCAGCACCCTGTGGCCCCAGATATTTGTGGACATACAAATCTAAGCCTCCAACAGTGTATTGCTCGCTGATCACACGGTCAAGATATTGGTAATCGTTGGTTCGATTGGGTCTGTACAGGCTGAGTCGTGGCATAGTATCGTATTTATGGACCAAATTGACTTGAAAGTCCGAACTGCCTATAATTACAAGCATGGAAGAATTGTATCAACGCTTGGACCGTGCAGAACGTCAAATAGCCACAATCCAAAACAAAGTGGCCCGTAGGGATCTGCTAAAAATGGTTAAAACCATAGACTCAGCCATGGTGGCCGCAGATATGGAAAGCGTAGAATGCCGCAGGCTACACCGAGAGACTCTGCACTACAAAGAACTGGTAAAACAAGCCGACGAGCTGATAACCAATCTGGAGCAACACCTAACATTTGCGGCCTTGTTAAACGGTTGACCAAAAATGGCTCTGGTGCTATAATACTACTTTACACTTAGGAGAGTCCATGAACGCACGAGCCGCAACTGTGATCAAGCCCTTGAATCCCAAAGGTGCAGAAACCAAATATGTTGGACACGAACCTGACTGGAAATTCCAGCCCACAGAAGAAAATCGCATCAGTGCATTCAGCAAGGCCTTTGCCTGGTACAACTACCACTATGGCAAAAAAGATGCCAAGGACATGCTGTGTCAGTACCTGGACGTCAATCACCGAGCCAAAGACGCCAAACTCATGCGTGGTATCCCTGACAGCCAGATTCGTTTGACCCCAGCCTGGGTGTGCAGGATGACCTTGATGGGACTGCAACTCAATGAGCATGAACAATGTATCATTGACGAACAGATCGCCACGATGCTGAAAATCAAACAAGAAGTCAAAAAGGTCATTGACGAAGCCGAAGTGGCTGTGGCAAAACTGACCATACAAGATCATCTGCGTGAGAAAGTGAGTGAATGTGCTGGCGAGCTAGAAGGCATGTTTGATGACTTTATCTCAGCTGGCGCCAAGATGACGGCGGACTGGAAACCCATTGCACAGATCCGTGGCATGAATATCAGTCCCAACATGGTAGGCACCATTGCCGATGTGTGGAAAAAGAAGTTGGCTGAATTTGAAGAAGTGTTGGAAGGAACCGATGCTGACCTAGCAGAAGGTTACGGTCATCTCAACAAAAATCAAATCAAACAGTGCGTCAAATTCATCGAGCAGGTCATTGCTGACTGTGGCAACTATGTGCAGATCAAAAAAGTGGAACGCAAACCACGTGCCAAGAAAGCGGTCAGCCCTGAAAAACTATCAGCCAAGTTCAAGTACATGAAAGACTTTGCTGAACTTAAACTGACCAGCATAGCACCTGCACAATTGGTCAATGCCAGCGAAGCTTGGTTGTACGATACCAAGAAACGCAAGTTAATCCATGTGATGTGTGACAGTCACCTGGGTTCGTTCAGTGTCAAAGGATCGGCTATTGTGGGCTTTGATACCATGCAAACTGTACAAAAAACTCTACGCAAGCCTGCAGAACAGCTCAAAGAGCTACTAAGTGGTGGCAAACCCGCGGCCCGTAAAGTGTTCAAAGATATCCGAGCCACAGAAACCAAGTACAACGGGCGTGGCAACGAGAATCTGATCATACTGCGGAGTTGGTAAATATAGGAACACGGAGTTCCTATGGCACTAGAAAGTCAATCCAGCACCGAAACATTAAAACAAGAACTTATAGATTATGTGCGCCTGCAACTGGGCGATCAAATCGTCGATATAGAGCTGGATGCCGAACACTACGAAGCAGCTTATCAACGCACCATTGGTGTTTACCGTCAACGGGCACAAAACGCCTATGAAGAAAGCTACAGTTTTTTAGAGCTTGTGACCAATGTAAACATCTACGACTTGCCACAAGAAGTGATCACTGTGCGTCAAATATTCCGTAGAACTTTTGGTGACAGCACAGGACCATTTGCCAGCAACTTTGATCCGTTTAGCCAGGCCAGTTTAAACGTGTATCTCATGAACTTCAACGTGGCTGGTGGACTTGCTACCTATGACTTCTACAGCCAGTATGTGGAACAGGCCGGTCGCATGTTTGGTGCCTACATGAACTACACCTGGAATCCTGTCACAAAGAAACTGCAACTGATCCGTGATCCCAAAGGCACTGGTGAGAATGTCCTGCTTTGGACTTACAATCTCAAACCTGAATTCAACTTGCTCAGCGACTATCAAATACGCCAATGGATCCGCGATTACATGACAGCCAACTGCAAATTGATCATTGGAGAAGCACGTGAAAAGTTTGGACAATATGCCGGTCCACAAGGTGGCAGCAGCCTAAATGGCACAGCCATGAAAGGCGAAGCCCAGGCCGCTATGGATCGATGCATAGAAGATTTGAAGAACTATGTGGATGGTTCGCAACCCTTAACCTGGGTCATAGGTTAAATTAGATAGACTGATACCAAAATTCATGCTATAATCTAGCATGAGCACCAGTTTGATGATCGACATAGAAGGCCTGGCCACTGGTCCAGATGCCACCATCTTGACCATAGCGGCACAGAGCTTTGATCCGTTTGGCAAGGGCTATTATGATCGTTGCTACTATGCTCGCATCACTTTGGAAAGCCAAGAAAATCGCAAGATTGAAGAAGGTACCTTGCAGTGGTGGTCAACTCAGAAGGAAGCACAAGCCGAAGCATTCATGGAAGAAGGCCGTGTGCCATTGGACCAAGCACTTGATAGCTTGTATAAGTTGGCCTGGCAACACAAGTTTATATTCGCAAACGGGCCCACGTATGACATGAACATCTTGGAACATGCCTACAAAAGCTACGGCAAGCCTTTGCCCTGGCAGTTTTACAATGTGCGTGATGCCAGGACCATCTATAGTCTCTGGCCCGAACTACCCCGCCCTGCCACCAGTCATCATGCTCTTGAAGACTGCCGGCGACAGATCGATATGTTGCAGGCCACACTACAACATTTAAACGTAAAGGAGATGAGATGATCATTGGAGTATGCGGACTTATCGGTGCTGGCAAAGACACCATTGCAGACTATCTTGTAAACATACATCAATTCCGCAGAGAAAGTTTTGCTAACACACTCAAAGATGCAGTCAGCTCAGTGTTTGGCTGGGATCGTGAACTGTTGGAAGGCCGTACCAAGCACAGCAGAGCCTGGCGTGAGCAAGTAGATCCATGGTGGGCTGAACGCTTGGGTATGCCTGATTTGACTCCAAGATGGGTTTTGCAATACTGGGGAACTGAAGTAGTGCGCAGAGGCTTCCACGACGATACCTGGATAGCCAGCCTGGAAAACAAACTACGGAAAACCACAGATGATGTAGTGATTTCTGACTGCAGATTTCCCAACGAAATCGCCGCTATCAAACGTGCTGGTGGCTTGGTTATAAGAGTGCATCGCGGGGCAGACCCTGCTTGGTATAGTTTGGCAGAAACAGTGAATTCTGGGCCGCACAACATGACCTGGACCACGGCAAAAATAGCTTTGGAAAAATATAATATACATGCTAGTGAAACTGCCTGGGTCGGCACTGAATTTGATGCTGTGCTAGACAACAACGGTAGCCTGGATCACCTATACCGTCAAATCACAAGTCTGGTTCAAGATCTCCTGGGGCCCAACGCTGATCCAATTTCTTGATTTCAACAACACAGTTTTGACACACAGTTTTTAAATTACGCAAACTGCTATTGTTGAGATCTCCGTCCACATGATACACTTGTAATTGTGCGGCATATTTGGCCCTGAATCCACACCGATCACAGGTTTGTTTTTTTCTATAACCATCCAGTTGCCAGCGTAGTTTTGGCACAGATTTGTGTTGTTGACGGCGCAAACATTGCATACAACGACTTCTATAATATATCCTGTCGTACTTGTGATAAGCCACAGCACGCGGTCTTTGCCGACAATCTGGACATATGGGTCTGGTCATAAGCATATTTAGCAACACGGACCTACATATAGGCTTCAACAACTGATGGTTTTTTGATACAACCGATAAATATCATTATTAAACAAAGAGGAATCGGTTATGGCCTTACTATCCCCAGGTGTACAAGTCAGTGTAATTGACCAAAGCAACTACACACCAGCTGCTGCTGGTTCAGTGCCGTTTATCTTGCTGGCCACAGCAGAGAACAAAGTTTCCGGCGCAGGCACCGGCATAGCTCCAGGAACTCTGGCTGCTAATGCTGGCAAGGTCTATTTAATGACCAGCCAACGTGACTTGCTGAGCACGTTTGGTGTACCTTTCTTTTACAACACCACAGCGGGCACACCTATTAATGGCTATGAGCTCAACGAATATGGATTGTTGGCTGCATACTCCGCTTTGGGCTCCAGCAACTTGGCCTATGTCATGCGTGCTGACATTGACTTGGCGGCACTCACAGCCAGTCTTACACGCCCCACTGGTGCTCCACTGAACAACGCCTACTGGTTGGATACCACCAACAGTACATGGGGTATTAACCAGTGGAATCAAGCTACTTCGGAATTTACCAACGAAACGGTCTTGGTCATAACTGACACAACAGATTTAGAGTATCTCAGCACAGTACCCTTGCAGAGTTATGGAAGTATTGGCAATTATGCCGTGGTTGTCAACACTGATGTCACGGTTTACAATCCTACTTATTACAAGCGTGGTGGCCCAACCACTGCCCAAGCTCCCAACTGGTTGCAGGATACTCTAAGCGCAGATGATCTTTACAATACCTGGGTCCAAGTTGGTAGTGATGAGTGGAAAACATCCTGGGCCACAGTGCAAGGCACGCTGGCTCCAACATCATTGACACCCGGCAGCGCTATTAACATCAATGACACCATAATTACTGTTGCTGGCAGCCCCAACAACACGGTGCAATATCTTGCAGGACAGATCAACACAGCCATGAACTCGCAAGGTGTTTACGCAGCCAACATTGGCGGAAAATTAAGTTTATACGCAGACAGTTCTGCCACCAACGACGGCAGTACAGGAGTGGGTGGCGTGATAGCTATCAGCAACAACGTAGGCACGCCTTTGGCCACTTTGGGCATAACTTCAGACGAATACTTTGCACCTGTCTACCGTCATGGATACAACTACAATGCTCCAAGATGGCGCACCACAGACAACACACCTAGACCTACCGGCAGCGTGTTTCAGCAAGAAAATGCTGTGAATCAAGGCATGTTGATACAGATCAAACGCTACAACAGCACCCTGGGCGCCTTTGTGTTGCAATCATGCCCGGTATTCTTTGATGATGCAGACGCTATCTATGGGCTTGATCCATCTGGTGGTGGTACAAATATACCAGTAGGCAGTACCTATGCACAAATTGATCCATTAGACAATTCCACAGCAAGTTTGTTGATTCTAGAACGTGTGGCCACTGGACCTACTATTGTAACCGGCACACAAAGCAATCCCAGCTTTACCAACGGCGCCAGTTTCAGCCTGCAGGCCACCGAACCCGGAACCAGCAGTTACACCACTTTGGTAAACATTACAATCAACGGAACCAGTCCAGCTGATTTTGTGGCTGCCGTCAGTGCCGCCGATGTACCAAATGTATCTGCCACAGTAAACAGTGGTAATCAGATAGTGTTTACTCACGCTACTGGCGGCGATATAGAACTGATCAATGGATTCACTAATCCATTGACCGCAGCTGGTTTTACTCTTTCCACCACAGGCATACGAGAGCGTTGGGTAGCAGGAACGGATTCGGGTCTCACACTCAGTAACTGGGTAGGAACTCCTGCATTTACCTACACAGCCAGTGCCAGCGCACCCAATCAAGATCCTGCCAACGGCACCTACTGGTACTACAGTGATGCCACCACAGCCGACATCATGATACAGAATAATGGTATATGGTGTGGTTATAGGACCGTGACCAACGATGTGCGTGGTTACAATCTATCAGTGACCAATGCCGACGGGCCTATATTCAGTGCCACAGCACCAACCACACAGACTGATTCAGCACAGAGTCCCTTGGCCTATGGCGATCTTTGGATTGACACCAGCGATCTAGAAAACTATCCCAAGATGTATCGCTGGCAGAGCGTGAACAGTGAAAATCAGTGGGTGGCCATAGACAACACCGATCAGACCACTATCAACGGCGTCTTGTTCGCAGATGCTCGTTGGGCTCCTAATGGAACCACAAACCCTATCACAGATCCAATTCCCCCAATTGCCACAGGCACAACACCTTTGATTACCAGCAATTACTTGGATCTTGATGCACCTGATCCTGCCTTGTACCCTCAGGGCATGCTGTTATGGAACACACGTAGAAGTGGCTTCAACGTCAAGAGCTTCCAGTCCAATTATTTCAATGCTACGGACTATCCGCCTCCAGCCGTATTGCCCTCAGAGACCAATGCCTGGGTAACAGCCAGTGCCAACAATGCCAATGGCAGCCCCAACATGGGTCGCAAAGCACAGCGTTTCTTGATAGTCAAGGCCTTGCGTGCGGCCATAGATACCAGCACAACCTTGCGTGAACAGCAGGCACAGTTCAATTTGCTAGCCTGCACCAGCTATCCAGAACTGGCACCCAACATGCGAGTTCTGAACACCGAGCGGGGAGACACCGGCTTTACCGTGGTAGACACTCCTTTGCGCCTGGATCCCGAAAACATTGTGAACTGGGCTACGTCCTCCAACATCTACACAGACTTTGGTGTTACTAACTCAACAACTGCATTCAGTGAAGGCAATCTATCCGCTGGTGATGCTTACTCGGCTGCTTTCTACCCAAGTTGTACCACAACTGATTTGACAGGCAACGTAGTAGTCACAGCACCAAGTCACATGATGTTGCGCACTATTATTCGCAGTGACAGCGTGGCATATCCATGGTTTGCACCGGCTGGCTTGCGCCGCGGCGTGGTAGACAATGCACTACAGATTGGTTACTTAAATGCCACCACTGGTGAATTCCAACCCTTGGGAGTGAATCAAGGCCTGCGTGATGTGTTGTATCAGAACGATATCAACCCAATCACGTTTATACCTGGCACAGGTATTACCAACTTTGGTAACCATACCTTGCAAGGAAATGCAACTGCCTTGGATCGTATCAATGTGGCACGCTTGGTAGCATACTTGCGTGGACGTTTAGAAATCATCGGTAATCAGTACTTGTTTGAGCCCAATGACACCATTACTCGTGCAAGTATTACCAATCAGATTACTTCACTCATGGTTGACTTGGTCAACAAGCGTGGAGTTTATGACTATTTGGTGGTTTGCGATACCAGCAACAACACACCGGCTACCATAGACGCCAATGAACTATATGTGGACATTGCTATAGAACCTACCAAGGCTGTGGAGTTCATCTATATACCAATGCGTATACAGAACACAGGAACTATACAAGCCCAGGCAGTGGCCTAGGTCGATTTAGAGCGATAAATAAAGCACACAGGAGAATTTAAATGGCAACCAGCTCACTAACAAGATTGACAGTACCAGTAGGCAGCGATGCAAATCCGCCAAGCCAGG